TGGTAACGTAAGATTCAAAGCTAGAGAAAGATACTCTTTTGGATTCTCTGATCCAAGATGTGTATTTGGTAATGGTAAATTACCTACTAGCTAATAAATACTACTAGTATTACTTAAAAGGGGCGGTGTTCACATCGCCCCTTTTTTTATGTATAATGAAAAGACCTAGAAAATAATATTATGTAGACTGACTAGGCAGACGGTATAGAGACTGCATAATCAAAGCTATACAAGGAGGATTTTATGGCTAATACTACTTTTTTATCTAACGTTAGATCTAACGGTGGTGATAACACAAGAGAAACTTACGCAGGTTCTGTTTGCTTGCAGGCACAATTTTATTTTGTACCTACAGCAGCTCAAGGAACTGACGTACAAGTTTCAGCAACGGACACAAGAAAAGTTGTGCTTCCAAAAAATGCTATCGTAACTGGAATCACTTTTAATGGTGATGCTACAGGCGGTGCAACACCTACAATTGACATGGGTTACACTGATTTCGATGGTGGAACAAACTTTGTTAATGTTGATGGTTTACTTAACGAAGCAGATGCAGACGCAGGTACAGTTGTAACTGTGTGGGGAGGAGACTCTACTGCGGGTGTTGACTTAGGAAACGTAGACCTACCAGCAACTGAAAGAATAAAAATTGTTGGTGGACAAGGTTCATCAGCAGCAACTGGTGGAACTATTACTGGAATCTTACATTATTATGTAAAAGATGACGGTAAGGAGTCTAACTAATTATTAAAATTGGTGCTCCTTCGGGAGCACCTTAACAGGAGAATCAAATGGCATTTAAAAATGACATACAGGCGACAAGATTCACAGCAGCCTCTACAACAGCGGTGATAGCACCTGCTGTAAGATTAAGAGGTTTAATTGTATCTTCATCTGGAGGAGGAACAGGTTCAGTTGTTCTTACTACAACTGAAAAAACTGGAACAACTTTGTTGAATTTAGATATACCATCTGGAGATGTAATTAATTTTTCATTTCCTGAAGATGGTATTGTTTTTCCAAAAGGTGTATTTTGTTCAACTTTAACCAGTGTTGCATCAGTTGTTTTATTAACTGATAAGTATTCTGGGCCAGTGTTGACATCAAATAACCCTGGATAATAAAATAAATTAGTAGGAGGTAGATATGGAAGAATTAAAAAATAAAGCTATCCATTTAGCAAAATACCATGCTCATCATATTGGTATATTTGCAGCCGGTGTAGTTATCGGTGCTATAATTTGGTAAGGTAACTTATGGAGACTGCCAAGATGAATTATTATTTTACAGGTTTGTTAATAATAATGTTAGTAATTTTGGCTCTGTGTGGAGGACCAAGTGCCTACTAAAAAACCTTTAAACATTTCGGAGGAAGCAGCCGTCCAAATGCCAATGAAGACGGTTGCCTCTTTGATCGTCATCGTAGCACTTGGCACTATGGGTTATTTCCAGATTGTTGAGAGATTGAATGTTGCTGACACTAGACTTCAGCTAATGGAGAAAGACCTAGAAGAAAACACAGAGTTTAGAATCAAATGGCCTCGTGGACAACTTGGTTCGTTGCCCGCTGATTCTGAGCAATTCATGATGATTGAGGATCTCTATAAAACTGTAGATAAATTAAATGCACATATTGAGTCAATGGCTTTGAATAAAGTTAATATTGAGTTTTTAAGAAAACAAATGGATAAAGTTTTAGAGGATATTGAAAAATTAAAAGATGCAAACAGAGAGTTTAAATACAATGGCAACGGGCAGAGTCACTAAAAAAGTATTAGATTATATTAAAAAAATTAATCAAGAAAATAAACAATTAAAACTTGGTACTATTTTAAAAAAAGAAGTAAATATAAACGATAATGGCAGTAGCAGATACACTATTAAAGAAGGTCCAAACAAAGGTAAAGTATTATGATTGAAGCTGTGGTAGCCCTACTTATGTTTGTAAACGGAGAGATCAAGGAGGCCCGTATCCAGGAGTCGATGGGAATGTGCCTCAATGGCAAGCGCAAAGCTGAGAGACAATATTCAGAATCAGTATCCTATAAATGCTGGAAGGGTGAAGCTGAATTAGAGTCCAACATTGATGGTAGTAAAAGTATTAAAAAGATGATAATAAAATGATGCATGAATATATTAGCACTGCATCTAAGTCATGATGGAAGTATTACAGTTATAGAGGGTGATGAAATTGTAGTACATCATCAATTAGATAGATATAATAAATTTAAACATGAATTTATTCCTTCTATAGAAGTTTTAGAAAATATAAAAAAATTAAATATCAAAATTGATAAAGTTATAATAACTTCCCTTAGTCCTCATGGGTTTCCCATAAAATATTTTTTAAAAAAATTTTTTAATATAGGTGCAGAAAATATTATTGAAGTAAATGCAAATGAGCATCATTTATTTCATGCGCATTGTGCAAGACATTTCTATAATTATCCCAAAAACACAGTTTATTACGTAGCTGATGGAGCAGGAGCTCGTCAGAATCTTACTCATTCTTCAAAATTTATTGATGGTGTAAGAGTAATAGAGCAAGAATCTTGCTATGATGAAGAATGTAAACCCATTTTTAAAAATTATTGTACTTCACAATTACTAAATATAGAAAATGATAAAATTAAAATACATCCAAGTTTAGGATTAGGGTATGCATACCAAAAATTAACTTACGAACTTGGGTTTGAAGAGTTTGAAGATGGCAAAACTATGGCGTTATCCTCGTATGGTAAGTTCAGTCAAAACATAAGAGACTGTTTATTGTACAGAGATAATTGGAATTTAAATTTATTGAACAAAGATCCAGATACTTATGATCATGATAACAAATATAATAGGTTTATGTTAGATCCAAATATGGATCATACTACCAGAGATTCAAAATCTTTAGATTTTGTGCATACATTTCAAAAAACTTTTGAATATTTAACTTTAAAAAGAATAGAAAAAATAAAAAGGCCGTATGATAATCTAATATTAACAGGTGGTTGTGCTCAAAATGTTTTAAATAATACAAATTTAAAAGATAAATTAAAATGTAACGTTTTGGCGGACCCATTTAACGGTGATTTCGGAATATCTTTAGGTGCTGCTTTATCTATGACCAAAGAAAATGTAAAACCGCTTAAACATATTTGTAGTGGTTTCGAAACTGAGCTTGATTTGTCTAAATTAGAGTCAATGAAAGTAACAATAAAAGAAGTTGCAACATTATTACTTAATCAACCCATAGCAATAATGAGTGGTAGATCAGAACAGGGCCAAAGAGGGCTTGGATTTAGATCATTGTTAGCTAATCCAGTGCAAAAAAATATATTAAGTATTATTAACACTATAAAAAAGAGAGAATGGTTTAGACCTTTTGCATGTACAATACTAAAAGAAGAAGCTCATAAATATTTTGAGATAAATGAAGGTGAATCTTCTCCATATATGATGTTTGTTTACAAATGTAAAAATCCAAGACTAAAAAATGTTTGTTCAGTTGATAATTTTAGTAGAATTCAAACATTAGAAAAGTCATTTCATCCTAAATATTATGAATTAATTAAAAGTTTCAAAGAATTATCCGGTATGCCTGTAGTTTTAAATACTTCTTTAAATTTACCAGGTAAAGTTTTGGTAGAAGACTTTGATGATTTACATTATTTCTTAAAAAATTCAAATTTAAAATATTGTTATCTTCCAGATCATAATAAACTTGTATGGTTAAAATAGTTAAAGATATATTTATTGAATCAATCAATAATCAAATAATTAAAATTTTAAAACAAAGCGAAGGTTGGTATTTTGGCTATGATAGTATGAAAAGAGAAAATTATGATGATCAAGGTTTAGCGTTAAGAACTTTTAGTGATGAAAAAAATCCAAAATTGTACGATCAGTATCAATCATTAAATTTATTTGCATTTATGGTTGTAGAATTAGTTACAAAACAACTTAAAATATCTTATAAATCAATAAAACGAGTTAATTATAATTTTTATCACACACTATCCAAAGGTAATTATCATATTGACACTAACACCCCTAAATGTGTTAGTATTTTATATAATTTAAATAAAAACAATGGATATACAGAAATAGATGGACAAAAATATCTAAGTAATCAATCTGTTGCTTATGTTTTTGATAGTAATATCAAGCATAGGGGAGTTGGTTCAGACACGGAACTAAGATATAATCTAAACATAATTTTACAAACATGAATCTTACACGAAATTTTTCTTTATTAGAATTAACTAAATCAGATACTGCCATCAGAAAGGGTATTGATAATAACCCTAACGCTGATCAAGTAGAAAAACTTAAAGCACTATGCGAAAATATTTTACAGCCAGTACGGGACCATTTTGGCAGGGTCAAGGTAACAAGCGGATTCCGTAGCGTAGAATTATGCACTGCTATTGGTAGTTCTGCAAATTCACAGCACGCCAAAGCTGAGGCCGCAGACTTCGAATGTCCAGGTGTAGACAATGCTGAATTAGCTGACTGGATTCATAAAAATCTTTCTTATGATCAGCTTATCCTTGAGTTTTATACTCCAGGTGAACCTAATTCGGGCTGGATTCACTGTAGCTGGATATCCGATCAACCAAGAGCATCTTATTTACATGCTTTTAAATCAGAAGGTAAAACAAAATATAAGCCTATTATTGGATCAGCTAAGGATCTTGTATAATGGCAATTACAAGAGCTCAGATACCCCGTCAACTTGAACCTGGCCTAGGGAACACGTATAATAGTAAAATGAAAAGAAGAGTAATAAAAGCAAATGTAGGTGTATCTATTGGTAAGAATGTTTTAGGTCCTGCTATTTATAAAACTAAGGATATTTTAGATAAAGGATTAATTGGTAAAGCAAAAGAAGCCTTTAAAAAATATAAAACCAAAAAAGCAGAGACTCGATTTGGACCTCAGTCAAAAAGTAAAGCATTAGTACCATTTGATCCTAAAAAAGCATTACCTGCTAAGTTGAGCGGAGCTAAAAAACTTGGTAAAGTAGGTAAATTTGCTAAAGTTGCTCGGGTAGCAAGAGCTTTAACACCAGTTGGAATTGCTTTTGAAGGTGCAAGAATTGCATATGATATTGCAACGTTACCAAAAGCAACTAAAGCAAAGATTAAAGCAAAAAAAGCTAAATTAAGAAAAATATCTGCAAAAGATGCACACGCTGATTTAGCTAAATTTAATACAGGAGGAACAATGTTAAAAGGTAAACAACACAAACTAGATAAAAACAAAGACGGTAAAATATCTGGTGAAGATTTTAAGATGATGAAAAAAGCTAGAGTAGGTAAAATGATTGATGACACTGAAGAACTAGGTAGAGTTGATGCAGAAAAAGCTTACACTAAAAAAGGTAAAAAAAATCTTAAAGCTGAAAAGAAAAGACTTGTTAAAGAAATTAAAAAAGAAAGAAAAGCTCGTAAAGGCAAAATGTTAAAAGCTAATATGGGTGCAATGGTAAACAAACCATCAACTAGAGGTTTTGGCGCAGCTAGAACATCTGGTATGGGTTTACAAGATGAGTCTTTACAACCAGGCAAAATGTACGTGCTTAAAGGTGGTGGATACATAGACGACTTACTATAATGAACTATGGCTACTTCAGGAACTACATCATTCGATCTTTCCATCGAGGAGATAATTCAAGAGGCATATGAAAGATGCGGTCTTACTTCTCAAAGTGGATATGATTTAAAAACAGCAAGAAGAAGTTTAAATCTTCTTTTTTCTGAATGGGGTAACCGTGGTATTCATTTATGGAAAGTAAAATTAAAAGAACAGCTTTTAGTAGCAGGCACAGAAACTTACTCTACTCCTTCTGACTGTGCTGATGTTTTAGAAGCATACGTTTCAACAGGAACTGGAACGGGCACTGATGTTACAGATGTATCTTTAACAAAAATTGATAGATCAGCTTATGCTGCATTACCAAACAAAGGATCTCAGGGTCAGCCTTCACAATATTTTGTAAGGAGACTTACTAATCCAACAGTTACTTTGTATCAAGCACCAGACGCTACAACTTATACATATTTAAAATATTACTATGTAGGAAAGATTGAAGATGCTGGAGCATACACAAATACTTCGGATGTTGTTTATAGATTTTTTCCATGTATGTGTTCAGGATTAGCTTATTTTCTTTCAATGAAGAAAGTACCATCCTTAACACAACAATTAAAATTAATTTATGAGGATGATATATTTAGAGCTGTTAATGAAGACGGTCAAAGAACATCTTCTTATATTGCTCCTCAAACTTACTTTGGAGATGGTGTATAATGGCAAGATATGCAAGAGGTAAAAGATCATTAGCTATATCAGATAGATCTGGACAGGCTTTTCCATATTTAGAAATGGTAAAAGAATGGACAGGAGCCCTTGTTCATATTTCTGAGTATGAACCAAAGCAACCTCAATTAGATCCTCCATATCATAGAGCAGATCCAATTGCTTTACGAAATCCAAGACCACAAAGATTTCAACAACCTTTAAATAGAGATGGTGTTTTTGCGGACTCAGGAGGTATAACAGTTGGTGTTGCTAACTTATCATTACCAGGACCTTTTGCTTTTCAAGTAGCAAGAGTAAATTTTACAGGTAATAATATTACTACCCCTGGCAGTAGTATGGTTCCAGAAAATGGATCAGAACAAAATAGACAAAGACAATTAATTTTTTCTCAAGGAAATGTGGAGGTAAGTATTTCATAATGGCAATAACTTATTCAGATTTTGTAACTCAAGTAAGAAACTATACTGAAGTTGACTCAAATGTTTTAACTGATTCGCAAGTTTCACAATTTATTAGAAATGTAGAATTAGATGTAGCAGGTAAAGTAGATTATGATGATCTAAGAAAATATGCTACCTCAACTTTTAACGCTAATAATCGAGCGGTAACTCTCCCAGCAGATTGTATGATTGTAAGATCCGTACAGTCGTTGGTTACGAGCAATGCTGTTACTACTAGAACTTTTTTAGAAGAAAGAGATGTAAGTTTTATATCTGAATTTAACAACAATGCAGCTACAGGATCACCTGAATATTTTGCAAATTATGACGAGTTTGCCATAATTGTGGCTCCTGTGCCATCAACTAATAACACAGTACAGTTAAATTATATAAAAGATCCACCTCATTTTACTAGCACTAACCAAACTTTTTTAGCTAAATATCAGGAATCTATGCTTTTACATGGAGTCTTGGCAGAATGTTTTAGATTCTTAAAAGGACCAGACAATCTATACAACCTCTATAAAAGCAAGTATGATGAAGAAATACAGAATTTTGCTCTACAACAAATGGGCAGAAGAAGACGTGGCGAGTTTAGTGATGGAGTACCAAGAATAAAAGTACCTTCACCAACTCCAAACACAACATATTAAGAGGAGAAAACTATGGCAATAACAACAAACGCAATATGCAACTCTTTCAAAAAAGAACTTTTTGAAGCTGTGCATAATTTTAGTAACCCGGGTGGAAATAAATTTAATTTATCTATGTATACATCTCAGGCTACTTTAGGAAAATCAACGACTTCTTTTACGACTGGAAATGAAGTTACATCACCAGCTGGATATTCTTCAGGTGGTAAAGTTTTGGTAAACACTGGAACGTCAGTTGCATCATCAGTTGCAATTACAGACTTTGCAGATTTATCATTCACAAACGTAACATTGACAGCAAGAGGAGCATTAATTTATAATACTTCTGCTACTAACAAAGCAGTTTGTGTATTAGATTTTGGCGGAGATAAAACAGCAACAGCTGGAACTTTTACAATTCAATTCCCAGCGTTTACAACTTCGGCAGCGATATTGAGAATATCATAATTTATAGGGGGACCCGGTGGCAGACATTACAGTAATAGTAAACTCACCGGGTTCTTTTACTACATGGGGCCAAGACACTTGGAGTTCTGGCACTTTCGGACAAGATTCAGGAACACAATTATCACAAGGTAATTCATTAGGCGCAGGGTTTATTGAAATTGGTTGGGGTGGTGACACCTGGGGTGAAAACCAATGGGGTGAACTAGCAAACGAAACTTTTATTGCACCATCATTTAGTTTAGGACTTACACTAGGAAACTTTACAGCTGAGGGTGTTGTCACTCAAGGTTGGGGAGGAGATACCTGGGGTGAAAATCTTTGGGGTAATTTAATTCCTTCTGTCGTAACACCTAGTGGAATGTCAGCTTCTATGTCTATAGGTGAAATGGCTTACACCGGATCTGAAGAAGGTTGGGGTTCTAGAACTTGGGGAAGAGGTTCTTGGGGTATTGCAGGAAGCGTATTAGCAGCTAATTTTGAATTACCAATCTCAGTTGGTAGCGTAACAGCTGAAGGTGTTGTTACTCAAGGTTGGGGTGGTGATACTTGGGGTGAAAACTATTGGGGTGAATTAATTACAAGTGTTGTTGTAGTTAGTCCAACTCAGCTTGGTATGACAACTGCCATTGGAGATCTTGCATATGCGCAAGCTTCTGATGGTTGGGGTAGAGATACCTGGGGATCAAGCTCTTGGGGTATTTTTGGAGATGTTCTTTTAGGTCAATTACCTATGACATCTTCATTAGGAAGCGTAACAATTGATGCTGAAATAAATGCAGGTTGGGGAGCTAATACTTGGGGTAATGGATCTTGGGGATCAGAATTTGCGGTAACTTTATCTAGCTTAACAGCTAATATGTCAATCGGTGATGAAGCTGGAGGAACAAGCTTTACGCATATTGTACCTAACGGTTTATTCAATATGCAAACATTCTTGGACCCTAGATTCTCAGTTTCTATTGACGGAGCTCCAGATATCAATGTAAGTGAAAATGATATATTTGTAACTGCTGGTAATATTCAAGAAATAACTGGTGATGGTAAAGTTGAAGTTACCGGAATCGGATTAACTGGGACAGCTGGTCAAGCCGTGGGAGGCACAAAAACCCCTGTTGACGTAGATATGACAGCCATGACACTTGGCTTTAATCCTGCATCTTTAACACAAGATACTATTGAGCAACCAACAGGAATATTAGCTACGTTATCATTAGGAGATGAGGGTGATATTCCTCAAGTACAAGTAGGGGTATCTGGTATTGACATCACTGTAACACCAGGAAATATACCAGAAATAAACGGTGATGGTAAAGTTGTTTTAACAGGCATAGAGTTGACAACTACTGCTAACAACCCTAATATATTCTCATGGAACGAAATTGATTTAGGCGTAAACAATGTCTGGACAGAGGTTGATTTGGCAGCTTAATTTAGTTATAATAAAATTTTAAGGAGAAATAAATATGGCATCTAGTTTTTCTACAGACCTGAAATTAGAATTGATGGTTACCGGTGAAAACGCTGGTCAATGGGGTGATAAAACAAACTCAAATTTAAATTTAGTACAGCAAGCAGTTGCTGGCTTTGAACAAATTACAATTACAGATCAAGCAACAACTACTCTTGTAATGAGCAATGCAGCTCTTTCAAATGCAAGAAATATGGTTTTAAAAATTGCTTCGATCACATTAACAGGAGCAACGGTTTTAGCTTTACCTGATGGTATAGAAAAATTTTATATTTTAGATGCTTCAGCTGTTAGTGGCGCAACAAATTTAACTTTTAAAACTACATCAGGAACTGGTTTTGCTTTAACTGATGCAAAAATTTACGGTGCATATTCTGACGGAACGAATATGAACGAAATTTCTTTAAACACTATGGGTGGCACTATTGCTACTGCACAAATTGAGGCTTCAGCTGTAACAGATGCCAAATTATCAGCTAATGCCGTAACGACTGTCAAAATTGCTGACAACGCAGTAACTACTGCTAAAATTTCTGCAAACCAAGTTGTAACTGCAAAAATTGCAGACGATGCTGTAACTGCTGCAAAACTTTCAGACACAGCTGTAACTGCGGGCTCATATACTTTTGCTAACATAACAGTAGATGCACAAGGAAGATTAACAGCTGCATCCTCTGGAACTGTTTCTGCAATCAAAGAATTTATGTTTTTAGAAGGATCTGGATCATCTGGTATAATACAAAACCAAGGTGATGGTATTCCTTCAGGAGCAACTTTACACATTTACGCTCAAGGTGGAGCCGGTGGCGGAGGCGGAAATCAAGGGCAATCCGGGGGCGGAGGCGGCCGTGGGGCTGCTGGCCAAATTGCTTATTTCACAACTACTCTTTCAGGAGCTTACTCTGCACAACCTTATTCATTAGGAACAAACGGATCTGCTGGAGGACCGGCAGCATCTGGTCAAGCGGGTAACCAAACTGAATTTACTAATTTTTTAACAGCACCAGGAGGCCCAGGAGGGTCTGGTGGAAATAGAGGTCCTGGATCTGGAGATATGGGAACTAACCAAGGTCAAGGCTTACCTCCACAAAATCCTGCTGCAACTGTTAACTTTGCACCTTTAGCACCTAGTAACGCTTATGCAGCACCATTAGGTGATGGTACTTTAACAAACAACTTTACTTTGTCATCTAACCAAAAAATTATTGGTCAAGCATCTGGCGCAGTATTTGGTGTACCAGGAGCATCAAGAGCATTCGGATTAAACACAGGTGGTGCGGGACATCCTCCAGGAGCTGGACCAGGATCAAGTGCATCTGGAAATACTTTCTTAGGTATAATAGTAGAATAGGAGATATAGAATGGCAAAACATATTGGATTTAGAAATCATAGCGGAACTGTTGATCACATATGCGCAAGCGATGCGGAAAAATCAGCTTTTGTAGCTGTAGATACAGCTTTAAAAAGAGGAGTTACTTATGTGGAAGTAAGCGATGCCGACTGGGATAAAGTCAATGAGAACCAAGAAGGTGTATCTCTAGTAGATGGAAATTTATCTTGGGATGGTGTGGCTACTGATGGTAGTTTTGATATATCACAAGAGTTAATGCAACGGGAAGTCGACAGATCAATTGAAGTAATAAATCAATGGTTAGAATCACCTAACGCACAAATAGTTGATAATACTATAGTTGCTTCTTGGCAAAATTATAAGTCTGAACTAGAAGCTTTAGATTTATCTTCAAAAACTTGGCCAATGAATGGTACATACGTCATGGCTGGTCTTGTTGGAAATGGTATTACTGAGTTTAAACATTTACAAAGATTACCCTAGTAATTACTTACATTTTTAGTATAAACAGTTTGGATGACAAACTGCATCAAATTTATAGCACCTGAAGTTATTTTAAATGATAAAGAAATAACTCCTACACCAATCAAAACTCAAGTTCCTGAATGGTTTAAAAAACTAGATGGTACAAAAGATTTAGTGAAAAATTGTATGCCATTTATGGATACACTTACTAATGGTTATGCTTTAAAACTTCCAGCCGATTTAGAGATTATATTTAATGATAAAGAAACAGGTGAGACATCTTTAAGGTGCCCTTACATGAATAATCCATATTTTACACAAAAACACGGTATAAATATTAATGATAAGGAAGCTGTTCATCTTAGGCATCAATTAGAAGGTTCTCCTATACTTAATAAAAATAATAACCAAACAATTCAAAAAATAGTATATCCATTTACAATAATAACACCCCCAGGATACTCATGCTTATTTTTACCACCAATGAACAATACAGATGATAGATTTTCAATAATACCAGGTATAGTAGAAACAGATAGGTATCTATTTGAAACAAATTTTCCTTTTGTTTTAAATGGGGATAAGTATAATACAATGCATACTACTTTAAAAAAAGGATTAGTGTTTGCTCAGGTAATTCCGTTTAAGAGAGAAAGTTGGAAAATGAAATTAGAAAAATTTACAAAAAAAGAATTAAAAGAAAAAGATAATTGGTTTGTAAAATTTTTAAGTAAATTTAAACATAAATATAAAAATACAGCATGGTTGAAAAAGAATTTCAGTTAGATAGTTATATCATGGAATTTACAGATATTTTAGATTGGAAAAATCTAGAAGGTCTGATGAAATATATTAATTACAAAGATGAACAAGGAGCATTCGAAGCAGCCTCAGTCTTAGGAGATATGGAAGGAAACCATCAAATTCAAAAACATGTAAGAGATACTAAAAATTTAAGTTTAAATAATATGGGTGATTCAATTACAGACATTCATTGGTCAAATTATTTATACCACAATTTTTTTAAAGCTCTTGAAATTTACAAAAAACGTTTTCCCTTTTGTGTTGTTAAAAGAATAATTGATATACAAATTTTAAAATATGATGTGGGTGGACATTACCAAGTACATACTGATGATGCTCCTGGTCCATCTGTAACTAGAACTTTAAGTTTTATATTTAGATTAAATAATGATTATGAGGGTGGGGACTTAGTATGGAAAGCTAACAATAAAGAATTTTATAGGTCTAAAACTAAACCTAATTCTATGGTAGTATGGCCTAGTAACTTTTTATACCCGCATGGAGTAGAACCAGTAACTAAAGGAAGAAGATGGAGCATAGTAGCATGGGCACGTTAGATAAAGGATATAAGTTTGTAAAAAACTTTTTGACTAAAGAAGAATTAAATATTTTAAGAGATTATGTTTTAATTTTTCATAGGTTTAATTTTTCAAATTTTTGTGTAAGTGAAGTGAGTCATAATAGAGACACTTGGGTTTATGAAGATAAAATAATGGAGTCTTTATTAAAAAATAAAACTGCAAAGATGGAACAAGAAACAGGTTTAAAATTATTTCCTACTTATTCTTTTTGGCGATTTTATACAAGACATGCCGTTTTAGAAAAACATTCTGATAGACCTTCGTGTGAAATATCAGTAACAGTGTGTTTATATTCTGATGGAACTAAATGGCCAATAAGTGTTGGAGATGCTTCTTTAGATACTGAACCAGGAGATGCCGTCATATATAAGGGTGTAGAATATGAACATTGGAGAGATGAGTTCCAAGGTGATGGACAAGCACAAGTATTTTTACATTATGTAGATCAAAATGGCCCATATAAACATCATAAATTTGATACTAGACCTGATGTAGGGTATCCTCTTGGAACAAAAGATATTAATAGGTGGCGGACTTAAACACCAAGATTTAATTTGTTATAATGAGATATGGCGTTAAGAAATGTAGTTATTCAACCAGGATTTAATAAACAAGTCACCGAAGCCGGGGCTGAGGGCCAATGGATTGATGGAGATAATGTAAGATTCAGATATGGTCTACCCGAAAAAATAGGTGGTTTTGAACAGATTACTGGTAAACTTTTAGTTGGGGCTGCTAGAGAACAACATGTATGGTCAGATTTAGATGGTAGAATTTATGCAGCAGTCGGAACCAACAAAGCTTTGTTTATTTATTATTCAGGTGAATTTTATGATATTACACCTCTAGACGCAGCAAAAGCAGGAGCCACATTTACTATTTCTAGTCTTAGCGCACCACAAACTATAACTGTTAATTTAAATTCTCATGGATTAATTGCTGGTGATCTTTTTACTTTTACAAATGTTACAATACCCACAGGAAGCGGATACACAGTTGGAACCTTTACCAATAATCCATTCCAAGTTTTAACAGCTACTGCTAACACATTTACAATAGAAGTTGCTCAACAGGCTGGAGGAACAACCACGGCTACCGGATCAGCAGAAGTAAACCCATATGCACAATTCGGACCATTGACTCAAACTTTTGGATTTGGTTGGGGCACAGGTTTATTTGGAGGGACAGTTTTAAGTCAAGCTACGACCACGCTTAACGGATCACTTGGAGACAATCAATTTGGTACTGGCGGAGCAGGAACTAATATTACGTTAACTGACACCACTGGTTTTCCTACGACTGGAGTAATAGATGTAGGATTAGAATTAATTAGCTACAATGGAATAGCTGGAAACGATTTACAAAATATTGTCAGAAGTGTAAATGGATCTACAAGATCTGCACACAACTCTGGCGAAACTGTAGTTAACGCTACTAACTGGATTAACTGGGGAGAAGCAACCTCTACTTCATCAGTTATTCTAGATCCTGCTTCATGGTCATTGGATAATTTTGGTGAAACTTTAATCGCTACAAACAAAAATGGTAAAAGTTTTTCTTGGAATCCAATACACTCAAATTCTTCTGCTTTACAAACTAGAGCAGTAATTTTGTCAGGTGCACCTACAAGATCTGTTATGTCTATAGTGTCTGAGAGAGATAGACATTTATTTATGCTTGGCACAGAAACAAATATTGGTAACTCAGGTTCTCAAGATAAAATGTTTATTAGATTTTCTGATCAAGAATCTACAAGTGATTACACAGCAACATCTACTAATACTGCTGGAACTTTTAGATTAGACTCAGGTACAAAAATTGTAGGAGCTGCAAAAGCAAAAGATTATATTTTAGTTTGCACTGATACCTCTGCATATGTAATGCAATTTGTTGGACCACCATTTACTTTTTCAATTAGACAGGTTGGTTCCAATTGTGGTCTTATAGGACAACATGCAATAAAATATGTAAACGGTGCTGTTTACTGGATGGGACAAGCTGGAGGATTTTTTGTATTTGATGGTACAGTAAAATCACTACCTTGTTTAGTAGAGGATTTTGTTTTTGATACAGTCGGTTCAGATCTAGGCATTAATTTTACTTCTGGTGAATTAATCTATGCTGGCTTGAATGGTCTATATTCTGAAATTAATTGGTTTTATCCTAAAGCAGGTTCATCACAAGTAGATAGAATTGTAACATATAATTATGATGAAAATGTATGGACCACAGGATCCTTATCACGAACAACGTATCAGGACGCTACACTATTTGATAAACCTTATGCTACTGAATATAATTCTGTAGGCACACCTAATTTTCCAGTTATAAATGGCGTTACAAATATAAACGGTGCCACTACTTACTATGCTCAAGAAGTTGGTAACAATGAAGTTATGAATGATGGTACAGAAATAGCTATACCTGCTTTTATACAAAGTGGAGATTTTGATTTAAATGATGGGGGAGATGGACAATTTTTTATGTCTATGAGAAGATTCATACCTGATTTTAAAAACATTGCTGGCAACGCTACTATCTCTCTTTTATTGAAAGATTTTCCCGCAGAACAAGAAGCATCCTCACCTTTAGGTCCTTTTACAATTGACAGCTCTACTAAAAAAGTTGACACTAGAGCAAGAGCACGATATGCAAGTCTTAAAGTATCAAACACTTCAACAAATACAAGTTGGAGATATGGAACTTTTAGAGCAGACGTGCAACCAGATGGACAAAGATAATATAGCTGATTTAAAAATAGTTGAAAATTTTTTTGATGATGTAAATCTTATAAACGAGTTAGCTAGTCTTCAAAAATATTACAACGTAGATGATTATAATTTTATGTCAGGTCATACTAATACTTGGCCAGGTGTAAGAACAGAATGTTTAGATCAAAGATTAGAATTAAATTATATTATAGATTATTACGTTAAGAAAAAATTTAATTACCATTCGAAATCAGCAGCTTACTTTTTTCATAAAAGAGGTAGTAAAGATAATGCTAAAGATTGGGTGCATACGGACCCAACTAAATATGCATGCATAATTTATTTATCTAAAACTAATTTAGAATCAGGAACAGTTTTTTATAATGATAGTAATCAAGTTATTACAGATATAGGTTTTGTGCAGAACAGAGCTATATTTTTTAATGGTCAAATAAAACACAAATCAAAATTAAATTATGGTAAAGATGATAATTTAAGATTAACATGCAATGGATTTTTTCATGATTAGATATCACGAGAATGTATTAGACCCCAGATTTATTGATGAATTAGATAAATTTGTACAAGCTAAGAAGGACAAAAAAGAATGGCAAACAAATTTGTTTTGGCCAGAATATATTATTAAATCTTCAACAGTCGTACCTGTGTTATCACTTGATCACGTTGATACAATACGTAATTATTTAAGAGAGGTGTACAATAAAATATTACCTGAGTCTTCTAAGCATAAAATGGAAATAAATTATTATCTTTGGCCTCCATTAAGTTATATTCCTTTTCATGATGATTCTCATAAATTAATAGCTTCTACAATTTATTTAAATAAAACTTGGGATGTTAATCATGGAGGTTTTTTTATGTATTTAGAAAACCATAATTTTCACCATGAAAACTATAAAGCTATTCCACCAAAATTTAATAGTTGTGTAATAAATGATAATGCGGTCAAACATGGTACATCATTAACAACTATGGATGCACCCATAAGAAAAACATTACAAATATTCTTTTATGATTAGAACTGATATATTTGCTACACCAATCTGGCAAGGACCAATAACATTAAATAATAATTTATTAATAAAGTTTTTTAATAAAGCAAAAGAACTTAATTATTTAGCTAAAGATAAAAGTTCTATAAATGGTTCTGAACAAACAGAAGATTTAACAATTTCAAAAGAATTTGCTGATACTCAAAGAAGAATTGAACACATGTATTATCAAGAAACAGGTAACAAAGTTAGAATGGGAAATGCTTGGATCTGTAAAAATATTAAAGGTTCAATGAATGAAATGCATGTTCATGGAAACACTGATATTTCAGGAGTATATTATATAGAAACACCTAAAAATTGTGGGGGTTTAGTTTTTAGAAATCCAAATGATTGTGTGCAAATGAACAATAGACATTTTAAAAAAGATACTTGTTGGTGGGGCTCATATATTATACCAGCTGAAAAGGGTAAGATTGTTTTTTTTCCAGCACATTTACCACATAGAACACAAATAAATCAAAACGAAAAACCAAGACTAGCACTATCTTTTAATTTAAGGTATATTTAAACATGGCTAAAATAAACGTATATATACCGGAACCTCAACCACAATATGAACCGTCTAATCAAAGACAGATATTAGAAGCGGTTGATACGGTTAAGAATCAATTAAACTTTTCTTTTCAAAACGAACTTAAAGAAGAAATAAACGCATTTAATTATTTTTTATCATGACAATACAATATAAAAATCAGGGTTTTAATTTAACAACTTCTAATCTTACAACTGTTTTAACAATTGCAACAAGCGCAGTGGCCATAGTAAAAAGTATTTCTATATCTAACATAAGCACAAATAATGTTTTGACACAATGTAAACTAAGAGACAGATCAGCTTCAGCAGATTTTGAATTTTTTAGAAATAATAACAACTCATCTTCAACAATGCAGGCTACAGTTGAACCATTAAATTTAGAAGCAGGGGATGGTATAAAAGTACAAGCTGAGTCGGCTAATGTAATACAAGGAGTTATAAGTTATGCACTTTTAGATAGATCACAGGAAAATGGCTAGGGTTAAATTTGTTCATTACACACCAAGACCTAAGCCTCCTAAGCGTCCAAGAAGGCATAAAAAAAGACTAAACAAAAATGAAAAAAGATCATATAAAAAATACAACCGACAAGGTAGACATAGATGAAGTTTGTTGAAGAAAAAGATGGATTTATTATTGAGTTTGATGATGGTGAAGTAAATGCTATTAATAAAACAAAATCTTTATATCTTAATAAAGATATAGGAAAATCATTTGCACAAAATTTAATGGCGTGTGCAATGAAAATAATGAAAAAGTTAACGCCAGAAAACAATTTAAATGGGAGGCTAAATGTCAGACGAAGTAGTCAAGGTACCAGCGAAAGCAGTCGAGATAGTTAAGCATAAGAGAACAGGTAAAGTTTATGCTAACAAAGCTGAATTTGATGCAGAGGTTGCAGATCCAAACACGGATACAACTGCTGAAGATTTTAGACAAGATTTAGAAATTACAGTTGCAAAGCTTACGCTTACTGGTAAAACTAAATAATGTATCAAAAAATATTTGAGACACCTATTTGGATTCAGAATATAGAACCACAAAAACTTAATCTTATAAGCACTAATTTTAAAAAATCTTGGTTAAGTGAAACACCTACTTCCTTCTCTGAAAATGAGGAGGATAACAAAATGGATGAGGATGGTAAAAAATATCTTAAAAGCCAAATACTATTTTGTCTACAAGATGTAGGGGTTAATGATTGTGAGGTAACCCAGATATGGAGAAATGTATACAACGGGGACTTTCAAGAAAAACATTGCCATGTTAATTCAAATTTTTCATTTACTATTTATGAAAAATTAAAAACACCACAGACTGTATTTGAGCATCCTGCTCATGATTTAATATATGCAACAAATGTAGACAGAGTATTTGGAACTGTCTTTCAACCAGATGTAAAAGAAAATCAAATGATCTTGTTTCCTAGTTATTTACAACACATGGTAAAAAAATCTTTTGAGTCAATGACTATAAGCGGTAATGTAAGAATAAAATGAAGTTTCTAGGTATAAGACTAGATGAGCATGACTCAAGTATTACTTATACTAATGGAACAAAAGTAAAATATTATAAGCCTGAAAGATCAACACAAGTAAAACACTTTGGGTACAATAGTTTATCATCATGGATTGAAAGTGAAAATATATTAGATTTTGATATAGATGAAGTAGATGCAATAGCTATGGTTATAGATGTATTTAGACACCCATGGCTAAAAAAAGAAGATCCAAAAGCTTTATATGAAGAGATAAAAATACCCTATGCACCTTTTGAAGATTTAACATGTCCTATATATAGAGTTGATCATCACTATGCACACAGTCTATCTTGTTGGCCCTTAAAAGATAATTCAGCTTCAGATTTTGTTTTAGATGGATTTGGTGATTTATACAGATCCTGTAGTGTCTTTTCTGATAACAAACTTAAAGATGTTTACACACTTGAAACAATGTTTTCTTTTGGAAAGTTTCTATCAAATTTTGGAGAGCATATCGGTGTGTTAGGAATAGGGGATGATGCAGCCGGTAAACTTATGGCCCTTAAAGAGTTTGGTAATTTTAATCAAGAATTTTATAATCATTTATCTCAATATGAATTGAAAGACTCTAAACAAATATTTGATTGGGCTCCTTTTGAAAAGATTATTGGCAGTAAGCTAGCAGCTAAATACAGGTACCTAGATTTTCTGCGCACGGTCCACGATTATATGGAAGAGGCTTATCCTAAGTTTTTTTTAAAACATGCACATCCAACTAATGTCATTACTTACTCTGGAGGTATAGCTCAAAATGTTTGTATTAATAGTAAACTTAAAAAACATTTTCCAAAAATAATTATACCACCACATTGTAACGATGAAGGATTAACATTAGGTTGTGTAGAATTTTTAAGACAATTAAATAATCAACCAAAATTTGATAATAAAAATTTTCCGTATTGGCAAACTGATGTTGCACCTAAAAAAACTCCATCGGAAAAAACTATTAAGGAAACAGCAGAGGATTTGGCTATGGGTAAAATAGTTGGCTGGTATCAAGGTCATGGAGAAATAGGACCACGAGCTTTAGGTAATCGATCTATTTTAATGAGTCCAGAAATTAAAAATGGTAAATCTATTTTAAATGATAAGGTAAAACACAGAGAAGATTATAGACCTTTTGCGGCTTCAATAAAATTAAACAGGACTAAAGAGTTTTTTGATTGGGAAGGGGAA